CAGATGTGATGGCAGACTCTGCTTTCAAAAACGTAGTTGCCAACGCTGTTGCTTCCTCTGCATCCTCTGCTGTCACTGCTGCGCTGACTGGTGGCGATGTTGACCAAGCCGCTCTTACCGGCGCTCTTGCTGGTGGTGTTGGTTCTGTAGGCCGGGATATTGGTACTGCTGTCGGGCTTGAAACAGACCCGTTCAGTCAACAGACGCAGATGCTTGCAGCGCAGGAGCAGGGGCTTGGTACTGCTGGCGGTGCAGGCGCTCAGCTTGGTCAGGCTCTGGGGGCTATAGGTGCTGGCGCAGACCCTATACAAGCACTCCTCAGTGGTGCTTCTGGGTTCATGCAAGAAGTAAACAGGGCTACTCCTACTGCTGGTGAGTCTGGTTTTGTTGGTCCGGTTGCCTCTGCTCCCGTTCAGGTTGGAGATGTCTTTGTTCCTGGCGCAGAGAATGTAGCCCAGTTGATTACCAGCGGAGGTGAGCAGCTAGCTGGTCCAGGCGGTTTAACTGCGAGAGCGGTTGAGGCAATGCCTGAAATGCAGCCCAGGGCAAATGAGATTGCTGGACCAGTAGAAGAAAAGGTAGAAGATGGATACGTATTTTTTCAAAGAGAAATTCAAGTAACTCTTCCAGACGGAAAAACAGCAAGCTACCTGATAAGTTATGACCCCAATGACACAAAAACTCCGATAAGGTATGAAACCGCTACTGGCGGTGGAGAGTCTGGTTTTCTCATTAGGTCATCTGCAACAAGGCCAACGTTTGATACAACGACAGAGGCGACAACAGGTGGAAATGTAGCGACGATTGGCGCTCCATCTACGTTTGTTCCAGAACAAATCAACATTCTTGACCTTATATCTGCTGGTAGAGGTGATGTAAGCCAAGGACAACCGATTACGGTGGCCCCAACAGCCCCTGTAGAGGCTATTCCAGGGGTTTCTGAGCCTGTTTCTGGGGGTCAAATTGACGTTTCTGGCGCTCCTGTGGGCACCGTTCCAGATATAGGCGCTGAAATCACCCCGCCCTCCACCCAAGAAATTCCAATACCCGACCAAATTAGTCAAGAATTAGGCGGTGGTGGAGTTGGTGTTGGTGGCGAGGCAGAGACAGTACCAGGAGCGGTTGATGTTAATGTTCCTGGCGCTGGAGGAACTGATTTTGGTTTAGGTGGCGGTGCGGAAGCTCCAGGAACGGGTGAAGTTGCTGTTTCTGGTGAGGTTACTCCTGGCGCTGGCGAAGAAGTTGCCGGTCCTGGAGTTGCAGAAGATGTCGCTATTGATGCTGGCGGTGAAGTTGTAACTGAAGATGTGTTTCCGCAAGAACCAACTGTTACAGAATCCCCTGTAGACGAGCCTGTTGCCGAGACTTTGCCAGAAGAAGTTGTCGCAGAAGAGGCTGTTGCACAACCAACTCCAGTTGTCACGCCATATATCCGAGACTTCTTCATTTCTGGTGGTCGTCGCAGGGGGGATACGTTTGGCCCAACCGTCACGACACTGGGTCAGGCTCTAGCCCCACCTTTGTTCCCGTCTTCCCCTGTTTCTGGTTTGACTTCTTACCGTGGCGCTGGTGAAATCGAGGGTCAGCAGACCGGAAAACCGCGCAGAAATGTTTGGAACGAAGCCTCATTGCGGCTTAAAGATGCGTTAGGACTGTGATATGTCACAAGTAAAGAAATTGACTCGTCTGGGTAGCGATACCCGCAAGATTGCAGCCCTGTTGCAAGCAAAAGCCCCGAAAGGGGAGATGCTTGCCTACATCTCTCCGCAAGAAGCGGCTTTGCTTAAAGCCAGAGGCGGCTCTGGCAAGCCCCATGCTGACACTGGCATCCCGTCTTACCAAGTAGAGTCTGATTTTTCAGAAGGCTACATGGCAGATATGGGGCGTTCTAGCTTTGACCCACAGGGAACTGCGCTATATCTAGAAGGTGGCCCAGCAGCAGACTATCAAATGGGCTATCCAGAGCCTACGTTTGCTCAGCCTACCATCGCTGGTGGAGTTCTTCCTGCACCCGTTTCTGCCGCTCCCCCACAAGCTCCAGAAGTATCTTTTGGTCCAACCCCATCTTTTCCGTCCAACCTGCCTCCTGCTGTAGAAGGTTTCCAGCTAGGCGGTATGCCTACAGGACGGATTGGCGAGGAGCCGTCTGGCTTAGGTCGTCTTGGTAGCGCACTCGGCATAGACAAGATGGACCCGACTAGGCTCGGCATTGCTGGACTGCAAGCCCTTATAGGTGGCAGGCAGGCTCGCGGCGCTGCTCGTCAAGGTCAGGCAGGCAAGGCAGAGATGCAAGCTGTTGCCGCTCCTTACCGGGCGCAGGGTCAGCAGCTACAGGCTCAAGCTGCTCGCGGTGAACTTACTCCCCAAGCTCAGCAATCGCTGCAAGCTGTTCAGGCTCAGCTGGCTCAAGGCGCTCAAGCTCGTGGTGGTGTTGGTGCTGCTCAGATTGCTGGACAGTTTGAGGCTGTGCGTCAGCAGCTTCTCCAGTCTCAGGCTGATTACGGTCTGAAGCTGTCTGGTATAGGCGACCAGATTGCTCTGGGTGCTATCCGTGCGGGCATCCAGGCTGACCAGTACGTCAACCAACTGACCTCTAGCTACATGAACAACATCATGCGAGTGTTTGGTGGTACGGCAGCGCCTGCTCAGCAAACCGCTATTAGGAGGCCCGGAGAATGAATGAGCTATCTAAAGAAGCAATGAAGTCACTCGGGGCAACTCCCGACATTGTTGACATCATCTCTCGTGAAGACTCAATCATTGCTCCTATTCGGGCAAAAAGAGAAGCCGCCACAAAAGAATCGGCGGCTTTTGAGGCTGAAAGAGAACGCTCAAGGCTTGGCATAGAACGAGGCGAGCTAGAAAAAAAGTCAAAAGCTCTTGTTGAAAAAAGGCAAGAAATTGAGACTTCGCCTGAGTTCCAGAAAGCCAAAGAAATAGACGAAGACATGATGGGCGCAGCATTCATCCCGACAAAGGAGACTGCTGGTGATATGGCGCAACTGTTCGCTCTCATCAACATTGCGGGTTTTGCTTTGGGCGCTGGAGGAAAGCAAAATTCGCAAGCTGCCATGTCTGCCATGAATGGGATGCTTGAAGGCTACCAAAAAGGCAGGTCTGACCTGTACAAGAAAGAAAAAGATATTTTCCTTAACAACGTCAAAGCTCTTGAGAACAAGCGCAAGATTTTGCGTGACCGCTTGTCTGAGTTGTCTCAAAGAGCAGACCTGTCTGTTAGCCAAAAGAACATTGAAGCAAGGATGGATGCATTACAGCAGGGTGCCGATTTCATTGCTGCCAACATTGAAAAATTTGGGCTTCCAAATACGATCAAACTTTTGGAGCAGCAAGAGACTGACGCTCGCAGAAGGATGGACACTGTTCGTAAAGAACTGCAAAGAGCAGAGGAAAAGAAGCAGACGGCTCTTTATCGCCAGCAAATGATTGGATCTCGCCAACCAGCAGGCAAAGGGCAAATTTTCCAAGACGCTCAGTCAGGAAAGATGTACAGCATTAACACGGCCACTGGTGATGTGACAGAAGTACAAACACCTCCAGGGTCTAAACTTTTGCCGATGTCAGGCAAGAGCGCGTCTGCTGGTCAAAACGCTCTCACGTTTGCATCTCATGTTTACGGAAACATTGAGAACGCTGCTGCTGACTTGGCAAACATTGTTGCTCTTCCTCAGACGGCAGAGTTGCCAATATTCTCAGGTCTTCTCAACGTAGAGAGAGCTACATCTCTTGGAAGCCTAGAGTCTCTTGCTGGACGAGCAATAACCGCCAAAGAGAACCGGGCTTTCCAGCAGGTGTCCGACCAGCTTGGTGCGGCGCTCTCAAGGATGGAGTCTCAAGGTCTTGCAAGCGGAGCAACAAAGGCAAGCATCGCCTCGTTTAACTCTTTGCGTCCGGGGCCGGGAGACAACGCCATCAACATGGCGCTATACATCGCTCGTGTTAAGCAAGAAATTCAAACTGGCGTCAGGGTTCATGACAAGATGCCTGGAGCTACTGCTGAACAAAAGGCAGCTACCAAGCAAATTCTTGAGCAGCTAGACAAGGTTGTCCCGTTTGACGTCAATGACGTTTTGAGTACCCTTAGGAAGAAAAAGCAACCTCTTAGCGACAAGATGACTAAGTTGGTCAGCGCTCCTCCTGTTGCGAATGGTCTTGCTTTAGGTGACACACAAACCCCGCCAGCGCCTGAAACAAGAGTGACACCTCCATCTCAAACATCAAACATTGAAAATGAGAGAGCGGCAGCAAAAGCCGCAATTTCAGCAGGAAAAGATGAGGACGCTGTAAAGCGTAGGTTCAAAGAAAGAACCGGACAGGAGTTGTGATGAACGGATACGAAGACCTGCCAGTAAAAGGCAAAGTTGCAGACCCGTACTCAGACATTCCTGAGTCTAGGCAGGGTGGTGGCGCTGCGTTTGGCATTTATCCTCGTCAACGAGCAACTCCTAGCAGACCGGAAACAAAAGAAGCTGTTCGTAGCGCATCTGAGAAAGCTGCTGACTTTATTGGTTTTACGAGGCCAGAAGAGCCTGAGTTTTCTCCTTCCGCTGTAGGCGCTGCTGCTGGAGTCGGAGGCGCTGCTGGCGCATTTGGACCTAAAGCTCTGCAAGTTGCTGGCAGGGGTTTAAAGATGATTCCTACTGCTCCAACACGGGCAGCGGGAACTCTTGCAGAGACTCTTGGAACAACTTTAGGTGCTATTCCTGCTACTAAGCGAACTCTAGGAACCGCCGCTTTGACAGGAGGTTCTCAAGCCGGAGGACAAGCAGCAGAACAAATGGGTATGCCAAGAATCGTTGGAGAGGCTGGCTTTGGTGCCGTTGCTCCAAAACTTGGAAGAATTGCTGCTGAAGCTGCGGTTGGACGACCAACATTTACCAGCGAAAGAGCGGCTAGGCGAGCAGAAGAGCTTGGCTTCAAAATCTCTCCCTCTCAAGTTAGAGAGGAACAGGCTGCTCCCGCATACGGACAGATGTTCACTGGAAAAGACAATCAACAACTTGCCAACCGTCTTGCAAGCGGTGGAACTGGCAAAGAGGCTCGTGAAATCAGCGAGAAGTTTATTAAGTCTAGGCTTGATGATTTGGGCGCCCAATACGACAAGCTGTACAAAGGTAAAACCTTTACTGTTGATCCAAGCGTTCAACAATCTTTGCAGAACTTGCTGGACTATGAACAACAGCTTGGTGTTGCTGGCGTCTCAACCGTTAAACAGGCTGCTGACACCATCATCAACAAGATAAAAGCAGGTGGCCCATCTATTCTTGGAGATGACTTACAGCGTCTCAGGAATGCCGTCACCAGTAGGGCCAGAAGCGCATCTAACAGGGGAACTGCTCACGAGATGTATGAGTTTGTCAGGCTCATAGATGACGCTGTAGCCCAGAACAACCCTGCTTTTAAGACTGCTCTTGCTGACTTGAATCCTAAGTACCGTAATACAGTCATCCTTGAAGACTTGTATCGGACAGGAGGGATTGAGCAGGGCAACATCAGTCTTGAGCGACTAGGAGATATGTTGCGAGGCAAAAAGGATGTGTTGCGTAGATCGGCCAAGGACATTGACGAGCTTGGAGAGCTGGGTAGAACCCTAAAGATTCGGGCTTTGTGGGAACCGGCTGGAAAAGCCAGCGCAAGTGAAACTGTTGTTGGTAAAGCGCTGGGAACCGGGGCTGACATTGGTGCGGCTATGCTTGGAACTCGTGGCGCAACCGCCAGGGACATTCAAAAGGGTTTGTTGTCAACAAGACCCATACCGCCCAGTGTTAGTGTTCCAACCGCTGTTGGCACAGCAGAGGCCACAAGAAGTAATCAACCACAGGAGTAGACCATGAAAGAAAGTCTGGAAGAAAAAGACACCCGCAAGGGTGGTGAGAATGAGTTGCGTGGCAGCAAGGACGCTCAGCGCGCCCTGCAACGTCAGCGCAATACGGCTCGCAAGGACAAGCGTTCTAGCAAGAGGTAATCATGCCGCTAAAAAGAGGGTTTTCTAAAGAGACGGTCAGCAAGAACATCTCTCGTGAGATGAGGCGTGGTCGTCCCCAGAAGCAAGCTGTTGCTATCGCCCTGAACGTGGCTCGCAAGGCCAAGCGCAAGGCTAAGCGATGAGCAAGAAAAAGATAGGCATCAATCCTGAGCTTGAGAAGCACATCAACCAGCTTCTGTCGGCTGTCATGATTGACGATACCGCCAGCATCACAGAGAAGATGAAGGTGGTGGACAGGGCGCTCAAGCTAGAGCAGTTGAAGGCGAAGATTTCTGATGACGAGTGGGGGTCTGGCTTCCTGACAGACGAAGATGACGAGAAAGATATGTGATGATATGATTATCCCGCTATCACAACATAGAGGGTTGAATCATGGACGCACAAATCTTGAAGTTTGTCAGGCTTGGTCTGGAAGTCATTTCGGACCGACTCATCACCATCCTCGCCCTGCTCAGCAGCGGTGGTCTAGCTTGCTGGGTGATGTGGGGGCCGGTGTGGGAGCGTGTTTCTACACTAGCAATTTTTGTGATTTTTGCGTATCTTGTAGTACGCGCCAAGGAGAGTAGAAATGAAGTTCATACCAAAGGTCAAGACAGTTAAGTGCAGCCCTGAAATCGGTACTGGTCTGATCCAGAACCGTCTGTCCTCGCCCGGTGAGTATCAGTCGGGCAAGCTGCCTCCAGGCTATCAGTCAACTTGGAACTTTAAGATTGACCAGCCTAACGACTACTTCTCCCGCAAGATGAGTCCTACCTCTGGTGGTGGCAAGAAGGTGTACTGATGGCTAATAACATTGCCTTTCAGCCTATGGGCAAGACCATCAAGGTCATTGCCGGGGCCACTGCAAACACCGTCACGCTGTATGCAGACAGTCCGTCTAATCAGTACCTAGTTGTTTCTCACGAAAAGACAAACGGCACTGGTCATCCTGTCTACATCACGATTGCTGCCACCTCGACCAACGCTGTTCTGCCGACAGGAGCAGGCGCTAACGCAGCCTACACCATCCCCATCCCACCTGGGCATATGTTCGTGTTTACCGGCCCACAGTGCAACGCATCTACTCCTGCGTACATCTCGGTCATCTCTGAAAATGACTCGCCAGAGTTGTACGTAACCCCCGGAGAGGGTATGGGTTGATATGGATGACATCAAGCTGTTGAAGGCACAGGCGCAAGCAGAACTCAACCGCCTGGAAGCAAATAGCACTGCCAAGGAAGTTGCTGGCAAGGCTATAGGTAAGCACGGTCTTGCTTACATCACAGCTATTGTCATCGTCGGTGTGGGCGCTAGTCTGATGCTGGAAGAGTCCAAGATTGCTGCCGTTATCGGTCTTGTCAGCGCAGCCCTGACTGCCCTGATTGCCATGCTCAACGGCATTGCAGGGGCTTCTGCCAAGCAGGAAAAACCTGAGTTTGAAGTTATCAAGTCTCTGATAGAAAAGCTCGACAAGCTAGACAGGTCAGAGCAACCTATGCAGGTTATTGTCGAAGACAAGATAGTCAAGGTCACTAAGGGTGACAACACAGTAACGACAGCGAGGTAATCATGGAGTGGCTAAAACAGATAGCTCCTACAGTTGCCTCTGCCCTGGGCGGGCCTCTTGCTGGCATGGCTGTGTCTGCCATCTCCAAAGCTATAGGCGTAGATGAGGACAAGGTTGGCGACCTTATCTCCAACAACAAGCTCACTGCTGACCAAGTAGCCCAGATCAAGATTGCCGAGATTGAGTTGCAGAGGCAGGCTCAGGAACTCGGTCTGAACTTTGAAAAGCTGGCTGTCGATGACCGCAAGTCTGCCCGTGAGATGCAGGCTACCACCCGCTCGATGATGCCTCCTATCTTGGCTGCTGCTGTTACTGTTGGCTTTTTTGGCATCATGGTGATGATGTTTTTTAACCAGATCGACAGCAACAACCCGGCTATCCTGATGATGCTAGGCTCGCTAGGAACGGCATGGACAGGCATCATTGCCTACTACTTTGGCTCGTCTGCTGGCTCGCAAGCAAAGACAGAAATGATGGCGAAAAAATGAAAGAAAATTGGGAAGAAGCTCTAGCTCACGTACTCAAGTACGAGGGTGGATACGTCAACCATCCGTCTGATCCAGGCGGCATGACCAACCTGGGGGTAACTAAGCGTGTATGGGAAGAATGGACAGGCAAGCCTGCGACTGAGTCTGAGATGCGCTCTCTCACCCCTGATCTGGTTGCTCCTCTTTACAAGAAAAGGTATTGGGATGCTGTTCGCGGCGACGACCTTCCTGGTGGTGTTGACCTTTGCGTGTTTGATTGTGCCGTTAACGCTGGTCCTGGCAGGGCTAGTCAATTTCTACAGCGGGTTGTTGGAGTAGCTCAGGACGGCAAAATCGGCCCTG